GCCACATTGTGGTCATGCGTCGACGGACTTTAAACCGGCGCCTATCATCTCTGATAGTCACCCGCCCGTTCCGTATGAAACCTCCGACAAAAGAAACTAGAATCCCAGAAGCATTGTAGAAGATATTCCGTCTTCTACGATTGGATGCTTTAGGATAATGTAACTTTTGGTCATCTGACTCAGGTATTCGGAAAGACTTCGAAAGTTGCACAAGAGCTGTATATTTTACAGCGCCTGTGTGGCGATCGTATATCGATCCAGTCGGCGGAGTCGGCGTCTTGATACCTTCGGCATCGCCATCAGCAAATGGGATTGGTAGAAACTTCACCGCACCCATAAGTTGTTTGACAGCCTTAGGTAAGAGAACACCGGTTCGTGTCGACCACCTGATAAGACGATTGATAACGGAGTAAACGTCAGCGCTTGTTTTGAGTGATTTACAATAAACGCCTCTAATATTATGGCCTTTAAAGTAATCACCTCCGCAAGACTCACGGAAGTAACCCGTATTAAACGATTTTTCGTCGTTTACGGAAAAGCCGAACAACTTCAAGGCCTGGGCCACGAAAGAATAACAGTCTTTTTGGACTATTATATCGTCACCGAAAACCGCAAAGTTTGTAGGGCAAGTCCGCGAGTACTTGACTTTAACGCCAAGTACACGATAACAGGCTACGACAATGCTCGTGAATATGATAGTTTCAAGAGGAAAAGTAAAACCATTCCCCATGGAACTCACCATATATAGCTCTTCCCTTTCGCCATTTGGGAAAGTGACGAAAGGACTTCTTGAGAAATCAAGCCAGTTATATACATAAGCTGGCAAGATCTCTTTCAGAAGAGAAAAGCTTATACTGTCTGACGCGGATGATAAATCGATAGTTCCAAAAGAACCATCGATACTACCACGCCGTGCCATATCGCGATTGAATTCAGGTTGTCGGGAAATATCAATATGAAATTTCCTTTTCAACACGTTTTCAAGAACGAAACCAATCCCTTTCTGAACAAACATGTTCAGCACGGGCTCGGTACAGATAGTTCGCGAGATTTCCGACGTTTTAGGAACAAAAGATAAACGGTTGCCAACTACTATCTCATGACCAAATTCCTGTTGACGTGCTTCTTCAGCACTAATCCAGGTTGGGTTCAAAGAGATAGCATACCGATAAAATCGGTATAGAGCCTCAGAAGTGCCACTCAGTGTACTGTCGAATAACTTCGTGAAGAAGTTAGGCGGCGTAACACCGATAGAGGCACCCGGACCAGTCCCACATCCTTCAATTAAATCAGAAAGGGTGTAAAGCTGATCAGGGCCACGAAAGAAACAATCATCGAGGATAGTTTTCACTTCCCCGATAACTTGTTCTTCGAAGACAGACTTTGGTACAAGACTGAAACCTTTACAGCGTTGATTACTATCAATAAATAGTGATCTAGCTTTAGAGTCACAATCAGGCGACAGCTCATCCTGGAACTTCTTCCAAAATGACCTGCTTAACCATAATCTGTTCGCGTGATCGATAGTCATGTCAGAAGTTAACATGCTATCGACTTCTCCGAGGTCAGAAGTTAGGTTGCTTCGTAGTTCAGAAAAAGCTTTCATGAACAATCTCCACAGGTGAAATCATCGTTAGAGGATAGCTAGTTAGAGGATCCCTTGCAAGGTTACGGGGTTAGCATGAAACCAGCCATCTAAAAACTCCGATCACTCGGGGTTGATAGAGGCTAGTCAGCTTCTCTCGCAATCAATTGCAAGATTCTTCCTTCTAGCATATCAACCCAAAGTTGTTACGCGATACCACTAACCAAGGTGTCGCCCACGCCAGCGGATTGCTGACTAAGGGCACCAATTGCGGCAGAT